CTGGAAGGCATTGCACACAGGGCAGGTGGCCAGCTTTACCACGGTGAACAAACTCACATTGTTTGGAAAGGTGCTCAGTTAATCTTTCCATTTATTCGTGGCAGTAAAGCATCGGGTTCCGTTGTTGAGGTACGTGGGATTACTAGTGGTGCTATCCGAGGGATGAAGGCGAATCTGCCGGCAGGACATGGTACTATTAGACCTGAGCTTATCATTATTGATGATCCTCAAACGGATGAGTCAGCTAAATCTGAAACACAAACTAATGATAGAGAGGAAACTATATTAGGTACTATCCTCGGTCTCCGAGGACACGAGAGTGAAATCTCAGTAATGATGCCTTGTACAGTGATTTACAAGGATGATTTAGCTGAGCGATTTCTTGATGTTAAAAAGCATCCTGAGTGGCATGGTGTGAAGACTTCACTAATAGTAAAGATGCCGAAAGCAACTGACCTTTGGGATACACATTCTGATTTAGTGAAATCAAATCGAGATGCGGGACACCAGTTTTATCTCGACAATCGAGAAGCTATGGACGAGGATGCTGAGGTACTTTGGCCTGAGTGTTTCCAATCTAAGAGTCAGAGTTCAGCTCTCGAATATGCAATGGAGTTAAAGGCTACTGTTGGTGAAAGGGCCTTCTGGTCCGAGTATCAGAATCAACCGCTTGCAGATGATCCTGGATGTGATATTGTTAGTGCTGAGGATGTAAGGAAGAAGACAACTATTTTCGCTCATCGTCAGGTACCACCGAATTGTCAGCATGTTACTGCCTTCATTGATGTTCACAAGGAATTACTCTACTATGTAGTGGCAGCATGGGAAGAGAACTTCAATGGATTCATTATTGACTACAGTGTATGGCCAGAGACTAAACGTCAGCACTTCACTCTGCGTGATGTGCATAGTACACTGAGTAAGAAATACCTTGGTATGGGCACTGATGGTGCAATTTATTCTGGGTTAAGGGATTTAACTGAGAGATTACTTAACCGTGATTGGGGTGATAATCACTTACGTATTGAACGCTGTGTCATTGATGCTAACTGGAAGACTACTCTCGTTAAGGCCTTCTGTCGAGAGTCTAAGCATGTTACTGTATTACTTCCTGGTCACGGTCGGTACATTGGTGCTGATCGTATTCCAATCAATGAACTAAAGCGAGCTGCTGGTGACCGTATTGGGAACTATTGGAAGATTCCTGCTGCTATTAGTCGAGGTGGCTCCAGGCATGTACTTTATGATACTAACTACTGGAAATCCTTCATTAACACTGCTCTTCTCGCTCCACCTGGGGAACGTGGATGTTTGCAGCTATTTGCAGGTAAACATGAGATGTTTGCTGAGCATCTGACTTCTGAATACTATGTGGTAGTCACTGGACGTGGAAGAGTAGTGCAACACTGGCAGCTTTACCCCGGCAGAGAGGATAATCACTGGCTTGATTGTACTGTTGGAGCCGCTATGGCTGCCTGTATGCAGGGATGTAAAACTATAGATACACGAGTTATTAAACGTACACGAAGGCCAGTAAGATACATGGGGATTTAGTATGCCGCAGTTTTCATTTCCAGTGTTTAGCAAAAAAGAGAGAAGAGTTAAGAGAGGACCTGATGCTGAATCTATGCTGACCTGTCCTAAGTGTAAGGAGGTACAAGGGGTTTTCCTTACTGTAATGAAAGAGATGGATTATAATGGAGTTAACAACGATGGTCAGTCATTCTATAAGCTCTTCTGGGAGCGATGGCAGTGTTTAAATTGTAGGAATGTTTGGGTTGAGAGGTTTGGTCTTAAGCAAAAAAGTAGTATAGTTGCGAGTATTCTCTCTAAGACCCCCCGCCAGGGTGGTTGTTTTAGCGATAAAACTATGGTAGGTTCAAAATAGAGACATGGCAACAGCATCTGAAACAGCTGAATTACTAAGAAATGCACTGGCTGCAAGTCCTGGTGTTACTGAAATCACTGTCGATGGGATAAGAATAAAAATAGATAGGGCAGCACTCGACTACTGGGAGAACCGGGCAGCTAAAGAACAGCATCCTAATCCACGTCCTGTTGTAGCTACTATCGACTTAAGTGGGGGACCGTTATGAAGTTTGGACGATTCTCCTGGAAGTTTCCACTTAAGTTTGGCTACGATGCTGTAGAGACTAGTCCGAGGAGGCAGACTCCTCGTAGTGATGTGCAGTCAGAGGACGATCATCTTATTCCATCGAAGAGAAGGAAGTTAGTATCAACAGTACGGGATTTGAAAAGGAACTTTTCCTTTGCTGCTTGGGCGATCAGGAAGCACCTTGACTATGTATCATCATTTAGTTTCCAGTCGCAGAATAAGGTATTCTATGGGGAAGGTATGAAGGAACTCGATGACCATATTGAGAGGTTGATGAAGTGGTGGTCGCTGAAGGAAAACTTCGATGTCCGAGGGATGCACAGCTTATCGGAGTCCATTAGACTCGCAGAGGCATGTAGAGTTACTGATGGCGATGTTTTTCTGTATAAGCTAAAAGCTGGTATGGTGCAGGGAGTTGAAGGTGATCTCATTGCAAAACCTACTTCTGGTGTATTGCCGAGTAGATATAAAGCGCAAGACTTCGAGCATGGTATAAAGCGTTCACCAGCCGGAAAACCACTATCATATGCAGTGAACAAAAGAGTTGGAAATCATCTTGAGTTTCATAAGGTAGTATCAGCTCGCCATATGATACACTTCGCATACTGGGATAGATTTGATCAGATAAGAGGAGTTAGTCCCCTTGCATCGGCGATTACTACAATGCAGGATGCTTATGAGAGTGTAGTTTATGCTCTTGGTCGTGCGAAGATTTCACAGCTGTTCGGCTTAGTTATGAATAGAGCATCCGCCGAAGCAGTTGGGGAGGTTAGTGGTGGTGGAACGAAAACAGAGGGTGATGACAAAAGTGAGTATAAAGTTGACTTCGGGAAGGGTCCATTTATTCTCGACTTCGATCACCCCGATGATGATGCTAAGTTCATTGATAGCAACCAGCCGTCATCGGAGTTCGTTCAGTTTTTCAACGCCACTCTTGCACTAGCGCTGAAAGCTCTTGACATACCGTTTTCATTTTATGATGAGAGCTTTACAAATTACTCAGGGGCTAGACAAGCACTATTGCTCTATGAACAATCTGCTGCTGAAAAAAGAAAGGCAGTTAAAGCTGTTCTCGATGCACTGACTCGCTGGAGAATAATGCTATGGATAGCAAGTGGAGTATTAAAGCTCCCGGCAGGGATAACTATTAGTGACATCCGATGGGACTGGCAACCAAGTGGTATTCCTTGGGTTGATCCATTAAAGGAAACGATGGCTGATAAAGAAGCAGTTGATGGAGCATTGAACTCACGTCGAAGGATTTTACGTAAGCAGGGCATTGATGTAAATGAGGTATTCGATGAACTCGAACAAGAGCAAAATGAAATTGAAAAGCGAGGAATTGGACCGGCTGCATCTACTGGCATCTCCCAAGTCATTCAACACTAAACAGGAAATTGATACTCAATGCCACTTCCCAAACCAAGAGCTGGAGAGGATAAAAAAGGATTCATTAGGCGATGTGTGTCTAGTGAAGTAACAAAAAGGGAATATCCTGATAATAAGCAGCGTGTTGCTGTATGTCATTCACAATGGCGAAAACATAGGCAGAGTGAAATGAAAACTGAAAAGATAAAAGTTAAGGCAAAGGATTTAACTCTCCTTGCGGATGGTCACTTAGAACTTGTAGGTGACGATGCTGAGTTTACTCGACAAGAAGGTAATGGTGAGCAACGTGCTGCTGTTAAAATGGTTGTGAGGACTAACACAGCAGTGCCAACATACTTTGGTCCTATGATACATGACTTTAGTGGTATGTTTCATAAGAAGAAGGTAACTATTGACTGGTCACATACTAATGATGGTAGTGGGCCTAGCCAAGTTATCGGCTATCTCGATAAGTTCGATGTTGATAGCAAGAGAGTGGAGTGCACTGGTGAACTCGTTAGTGTTGAGAAGGGTGATCCAGCTAGTGAGGTCATAAGGCGATTGGCCGCCAACCTTCCATATGAGTCATCCATTTACTTCGGTGGGCAGGGACTTGAACTCGAAGAGGTAGCAGAGGGCAAAAGTGAGAAAGTTAATGGATCAAAATTCAATGGCCCTGGAGTCATTGTTCGTAAGTGGCCATTAAGAGGCGTAGCGGTATGTCCCTATGGTCGTGATAATCATACTAGTGTAAATCTCGCACTAGGTGATGATGATGTTGAAATTCTAATTCACAAACAGGAGACTAATATGAGTGAAGAGATTGAAAATGCCTCCGGTGATGCTGAGGCTAATCTTATTGAAAAAGCTGCTGAGCTTGTTGATGCTGCTGATGAGTTGCAGTCAACAACCGATGAGTTGAATGAGCAAATTGATGATGCTCCTAGTGGGAAGGATTTTATTAAGGCCTTTGGTACTAAGGGTGCTGTGTGGTTCGCTGAGGGTGTTTCGTTTACTGAGGCATCTTCGAAGTACACTGCGTATTTAGAGGAGAGAGTTAAGGCCCTTGAGGATAAGCTCGCTTCCCTCGATCTCGGTGGTGATGAGGCATTAGACCTCGGTGACGTTGCCGATGATAAGCTAACTAGTGAGCAAGCCGCTGAGAAGGAAAAGGAAGTTGAGCAAAAAGAGAAGGCAAATGAACTGGCTGATAAAATTGGGCCAGCTGCTGCTCGATTCGCTGCTAGTATCACACTTCCATTACGGAAGAAGAACTAAACTTAAAACTTAATCTATAAGGAGAATAATATGAGACTACCATCTCATCTTAAGCTTTCTGATGAACAGATGGCTGCTGCATTGAATATGCTAGTTCAGCGTGTGGCAGGTAATGATGTGACTAAGTTTACATCGCCTACTCTACTTGACATCGCTGTTCATAATGCTGATAGTGGCATTGTTGGACTTATTGATGAGACGATCCAGGAGCATCCTGAGTTGTCGATTATACCAGCGAGAACTATTACTGGTATCAACTACAAGACGCTGGTTTGTACTGAACTGCCTACCGTAGCATTTCGTAATGCTAATGAGGGTACAGCTGCTACTGTTGCAGTTTATGAAAACCGACTGGTTGAAACCTTTATCCTTTCCCCTAAGTGGGTTTGTGATAAGGCTGTTGCTGATCGTGCTGAGGATGGGGCTGCAGCGTATATCGCTGAGGCCGCAAGGGTTCATCTCGAGGCTGCTGCTCAGCATCTCTGCTCGTGCTTTTATTATGGGCTGACTACTTCTGCTGCTGCTCCTCGTCACCTAACCGCTGGTGACCTCAAGGGTTTCCCTGGACTCCATGATGCGATGGGACTTAAGGTTGATGAAAATCAGCTAGTTGATGCTGGTGCAACTACTACTGCAAGTAGTGCTACATCTGTTTGGATGTTAAAGGCTGGTCCTCAAGACGTTTTGTGGGTTTGGGGTAATAATGGACAGCTGGACGTTGACGATGTTAGAATTGAGAGTGTCACTGACGGTGGTGGAACTAATCAGTTTACTGCCTACGTTCAAGAGCTACTTGCGTATCCTGGTCTCCAGATTGGCAATCGCTTTTGTGTTGGAAGAATCGGTGAGCTAACTGACGATGCTACGGACCTTGCAACTTGTAGTCTTACGGATGCAAGACTCGCTAATCTTTACAGTCAGTTTCCGACTGCGAAGAAACCCACTATGATTCTAATGAATCGTCAGTCACAGCGACAGCTACGAGATAGTCGTACTGCCACTAATGCAACTGGACAACCTGCTCCATTTCCGCAAGAGTGGGAAGGTATTCCAATTTACATCACTGACTCAATCAAGAACGATGAAGAGATTGCTCTCATCACTGCTACGTAAACAAGAACTTAACTCTCTGAAAGGAGAAATAATATGGCCGCAAACACTCCCGATAAGCGGGACATGAAGAGGCTACAGGATGCTTCAACTAGTCCTAACCTCAATGGTGAGGCGATTCTTCCTGCTGCTGCACAAACTACGTACAGTACCACGGGAATTGATCTCAGCCAACTTTGGTCAACTTCAAAGGGTTCTGCGGAAGCTGATGTAGAAATTCTCATTAGAGTTCCAAATCTAACTGTTGCCGAAATGGTTAATGCCGATACTCTAAAGGTTTCATTTGTTGTTGACACTGTTGTACCTATTGATGCGTCGAGTAAAGTCCTCATGCTTGATGTCATTAGTATGCTTGGTGCTGGTGGTATCGGCGATCTAGGTGAGGAGGTTCGAGTGAAGGTTCCGTCTGGAGGTTTCGTGTATCAGGGTACTAAGTACGACATCGTTGGTGTTAAGGTCGTACATACTGGTACTGGTGAACCTTCCGATCTCGGTGGTACTGATCTTGGTCGATGCTATGTGGATGTGGTATTTTAGTGACTGACCTCCTGAAAACTGCTCTGGCCCTGGTCCCCGCGTTGCTGCCAAGCCGAAAGGTAACGTATCAACGCGGGGGCTACTCTTGTTTACTGGATGTAACAGTAGGGTCCTCACCAGTTTACTACAATGATGAGTATGGAGTTAGAAAGCGAGCGTTTACACATGACTATATCATCACTGATCCCTCGCAGCTTATCCTCAATGGCAGTGTCGAACTTCCAGCGGAAGGTGATAAAGTTGTTGATGATAGTGAAGGAACTTCAAAGACGTTTCAGGTGCTGCAGGGTGATATGGCCGAGGCATGGAGGTATACTGATCGGTATGAAACCATGATACGAGTGCACACTAAGCAAGTTGATGAGGAGTAAACTATGGCTAGGGTTCGTGTTAGTGTAGACAACGCAATGGGGGAAGTGAGTAGTACTGCTAGGTACTTCCGGCAGATTGCATCACAGTTGGATAAATACGGTATCAGAATTACTGTTGTCGAGCTTTTCCCTAAACCAATAATCGACATTGAAATAAAGGAAAGTGATGAGCCGAGCGACAGTACTAGCTGAAGCTATCAAAGACGGTCTCAATGGTGAGACGTTTGATCCTGAGTTCACAGCAATTAGAGCATATCGTCCACCGCCCTATAAACTGAAAGACCTGAAAACAATTAAAGTACTAGTAATCATTCCGACTATTACACAGGAAGCTGTATCGAGAATTGGGAGTCGTGATGTTATTAGTATTGATATTGTAACTATGCAGCAGGTTGATCCGACTAGTGGTGCCGCTATGGACGCTTTATTTGGGCTCATGGAGGATATAGGGGCATATTTAAGAGGACGCAACTTCGGTAATGCTTTCTGGCTCAGAACAGTCCATACAATGCCTTATGACCTCGAAGACCTCATTGAGGAAAGAGTTTTTACTGGTGTAATCCAAGCACAATATATGATTGGCTGGACAGCTTAATGTTTCCACTTCACTTTCCAAAACCTGGTAGGGTTTACATCCCGGCTCCTCATGCTCCGAGGATTAAGTCAAGATTCAAGATTCGATTTGTGAATCGTGGATATAAAGTAATGGACTATGCTATGAAGTGGAGGAAAACTTTCCTCTATCGTTGCGGTGGTTCAATTAGGCAGTCAATTATAAGGGCTTTTTACAGGAAGAAACGAATTAGTAGTGGTGCATGGAAGGGTAGGAAGCCCCGAACTGGAGCTGGTGTTACGAAGACTGGCTCTCCGATTGGTACTGCTCCTTTCACTTGGTTACCTAAGACTAAGTTCCTCCGGGCAGCAATACATTTTGCAGTGGATGCAGCTCGTGGAGTTGTTATGGTTGGCACTCGATACTCCGTCTGTCAACTATGGGGATGGAAGCATGAGTTTGGAAAGAGATTTAGAGGAGCAAACTTTCCAAAGCGACCTATGATGGGTCCACCATTTCGTGAGTGGTTAAGGCAGGGACGATACAAAGTGTCTCGACATAATATCGAGCAAATAATGAGAGAATCTAGGCAGAGTGCCTACAAACTATAAGGAGCTTACATATGGCTGAGGTCGTAATTCCTCTAGGAAGAGAAGGTAAATTGTATTACGGTACTCCTCTTCTTACCGTTCCTCTTGCTGCTCAAGAATTTAATGGAGCGGTAGATGTTAATATCATCGTGGAGAAGGAAGATGCTGAGTGTCGTAGGAGAGTAACTGGTGCTTGGGCTGATGCTCGCGAGGGTGTTAAAGACCTAAGAATCACATGGAATATGATAGGTGTTATCAGTGATGCTGGTGTTGAGGCTTCTAATCTTGTATTACTTAGAAAGACCTTTCTTTCTGGGACGTACAATGCTGAAGCTACTGCCACTGGTATTGCTCTTTACGCCAAGAGTTCCACTGCCGCTGGTGGTGGTGGTATGATTGGTGACTTCATCATTACTCGATTCGAGCGGGCTGAGGTTCACGGTGACCCTCAGGCTTATAGCTGCGAGGCTAGAATGACACAAGTTCATGGTCGTGCCCCTGATTGGTCAGAAGCTGCACCAGCTTAATAAGGAGAAAAATAATGGCACAAGCTACACTTAGTGGCAGTATTGTTATCGCTGGAGTTGGGATCAATGTTAGTGTTACGAAAACTAAAACAGGACAAATTACTGTTGATCGTGAATTACCTAAGGGGTATACAGGAGTAGTCACATCTGGTGGTGGAACTGCTGGTGGAACACTAACTGTTTCCGGTGCTGATGGTTTATTCACTGATGCTGACTTCATTGATGTTTACCTAACGACTGGTACTGGAGATATTTCATATGAAGGTAATATTTCTGATGTTACTGGAGATGTGATTACTGTTGCTGGATTTACTAATAATCTCCCCGCTAACACAACTGCAATTATTGTCTCTAAGCGCATTGTCATCAATGTTGATATTGATGGTGACCATATGGAGGCAATTGCTGCAGGATGTGGCGCTAGAGCTCACCTTGTATTTGAAGACTCTGGTGACGCTGAGTTGTTAGTCCAAGAGATTACTACTGCTGCCTTATCGTGGTACTGGTTTAATGAATCTGGATGGACTAGGCCAATTACTGGTAATGCAGTAGATGAAATTCATGCTTCAACTGCAAATACTGGTGCAGACCAAACGCTAGTAATTGGTATTCTATTTGATACTGATACGTAACTTTAACCAGGAGTAAAACGATGCACACGTTTCAGGACCAGAGCGGTACTGAGTGGGTAATTGAGCTTCCTGTTGGTATCATGGAGGAAGTGAAAGCTAAACTCGACATTGATCTCATGGAGCCGATTAGTGAGGATGAGCAACTTATTGCGAAACTCCTTCCAGTCGGTGCAAGTGAAATCAAGCTATTTGTTTCACTAGTTACTCTTCTCTGTGAGGAGCAGTATAAGGAAAGTGAACTCACTAAACCATTTTCCAGAGTACTCACTGCTCCAGTTCTCCAAAAAGCTTATAAAGCTTTCTTCGATGAGTGGCACGATTTTTTCCTGAGCCTGAACCGGATGGATATGGTGGAGGGGATGAAGAAAATGGAGGAGACACTAGTAACAGTGATGAAGCAGACAGGGGAGTCGATCCAAGCTGTCCAGATACCAATAGAGAATGGGCGTATCAGCTCGGAGGAGTTATCGGCATTAGTCCAAAAGCTTTCACGCTCAGGGAATTAGTATGGATGGCGAAAGGATACGAAATCAGCGAATGGAATCGCACTGTGTCAGTGGTAGCTAAAATTCATAATGTCAATGTTGTTGAAAAGCACAGTATGATAACTGATCTAAGACAAATTCATCCATTTTACGCCAAGGATGAAATTAAGAAATTCCAGAGAGATCCTAGTCCTGAGGAACTAGCTATCCTACAGCGTACACTGGAGTCAATACACTAATGGCATCTCCAACTGATGTACAAGCTGGTCAAGCTCACGTAGACTTCTATCTAAGGATGGAAAACTGGCGGAGGGGACTCTCCGTTATCGGTAGGGATATTTCTACTATGAGTCGGAAGCTGAACGTCGCAGGACGCAAGATGGCAGTGTCTGGTATCATTGCCTCAATGCCATTTATTGCAGGAACTAAGGTCTATGCGAACTTCTCGAAGCAACTCGCCTTCGTTGCTACCATGCTAGATGAACCCCAGAAGTATATGAGTGGATATACTGCTGGGATTCGGAAGATGGCGATTGAGTTCGGTGAGTCTACTGAGACTCTCTCCCGCGGCCTTTACGATATTCTCTCTGCGTCATTTGCCCCTGCTCAAGCACTTGAGATGTTGAGGGTGACTGCTAAAGCCGCTAAGGCTGGCATGGCAGATACTGCGAGTGCAACGAAGGCGATTATTGCAGTTCTGAATGCTTATGGTTTAGGGGCGGAGAAGGCCCAGTATGTCTCCGATGCTCTGTTTACAGTAGTCCGCTATGGTGTTCTGACCTTTGGTGAATTGGCGGGTCACATTGGCCTTGTGGCGTCTACAGCGGCTATTGCCGGTGTATCCATAGAAGAAATGGGGGCTCTACTCGCTGTTATGACACGGGCGGGTGTGGAGACGAGTCACGCTGTAGTTGCATTGAATAACGTCATCAGGACATTTCTTAAGCCAACCGAGGATGCTAAGGCGTTTGCAAAGGACCTTCGAGAAGCTGGAATCAATATTCAGCTCACTGCGAAAGCACTTAAGGAACGTGGTGTAATTGACATATTCAAGGAGTTAGCGAAACTCCCAGCTGGTGCCATTGCTAAGTTATTCCCTAGTCTTCGTGCATTAAGGGGTGTTGCTCCTGCTATCTCGAAGATGGAGGGATTGCTTGATACTTATAGCAAGATGCAAGATGTAACTGGTGCAACTGATCGTGCTATGCAAGAAGTTGCAAAGAGCTTCGGATTCCTTGTTGATCGAGTTAAGCAAGCTGGAATGGTGATATTAACTTATGTCGGTGAGGCGCTAGAAGATGTACTTCGTCCAATGGGTGAGGATATTCTAACTATTGCTACTGGCTTTGGTTTGTGGGTCAAGCAGAATAAGGTACTAATCGTTTATGTCGCTAAGCTAGCAGCTGGCCTCGTAATTCTTGGTGGAGTCATGTTAGCAGTTAGCAAAATCATGGGTGTCATGGCAGCAATAACCTTAGTAATGGCAGGTCCTATGGGTTGGAAAGCACTAATCACTGGCGTTATCGCAGCAGCAGCTTCATTTGGAATATTATTAGGAGTACTAGGGAAAGTTAAGAGTGAACTTAATGAGATGAGGGAGCTAGGAAAAAAAGAAGCTACAAGTGGAATAACAGCGAGTGCAGGAAAGAGACTTAGTGTTGCTCTCGGAGAATACCGTAGGTTGAAGCGTATGTTAGATAAGGGCGAGGTAATGCCTAGGGGAACATACGGTGAGTTAGAAGCTGGACGCTGGGGTGGAGTAGCTGGTTGGGAAAAGCAGCAACGAAGACTTATGCAGGAAAGAGTTAGATTTCTTGGATTTCAGATTCCTAAACTTAGGGAAGGATTTAATCTTGAGCAAAAGAGTCTATTAGCCACAAAGAAAAAGACTACTGAGCTAGAGAAGCAAGCTGCCCTCATGAATCAAATAACAGGTAATTTCATGAGAAGTTACCGTCTCGGTTATTACCATACACCTTCCATGCGTTTCACTAGTATTGGAACTGGAGATCAACAAGTGGAATTACTTGCTGGTATTAAAGCTAATACAGCTGCTACTGTTGCGGCTGTTAAAGCAAATAAAGTGAAAATGGAGTAGTTAATATGGGTGTTGAGAATCTTCTTCCTCGTGACACATTTGATATGACCTTTAAGGGTGGTCTAGGTCAAATGACGTTCCGAGCAGTGGAAGTGAAGGAAAGTCGTGATCTTGAACATGGATATTCAATAGTCTACGATGTAGAGCCAACTGTGTTTACTAACATACTTTTCACCGATGCTGTTTATACTGAAGCTGAGCAACTCAATGATATGTGGGGCTCCGATGAAACAGTAATTGGCTGGAACACTTGGAAGCAGGCTGGGTGGACAATATTTGATAGATCATTAGTTAAAAAGTGGCCTCCTGAATGTATATGTGTTAGCCATAATCGCTATCGAGTTACTATTAAATATGCACCATTATTCATTATTGACTTTCAAATCACTCCCATCACTGTGAAGCGATATACCTCATTCTCTACACAAGCATATGTACTAGACGGAAGTACATATAAAAAGTTTTATCCAGCAGCGGATGATAAGTTTGGTTACTGGCTAATCAATGTAGACAAGAAAGGTAAGGCTCAAGGCGTTGATGTTATAGAACCTGAGTTTACCTGGACGGAGCGCTGGACATGGGGACCTGTATCACAACTCCATACCAAGGAATCTCAAACTGAAACATATTTAGGGAAGTTAACTGAGTTAGCTGGTACTATTAACTCAGCACCATTTCGAGGATTCGGAGTTGGGCAAGTTTTATTTCGTGGTGGAGTAGGTAGATATGCAAAGCCACTAACCTGGGAAATTGATTATCAGTTTTCAGCTCGGCGGAAGCAAGAAGCTGAACAAGTTGGTGATGTAATGCTACCACTTATGCCAGGGTATCAGGGTGGATGGGCTGAACTTGATACTAGCGGCCACGAAACCAAAGAAATTCCAGAGGCAGGTCGTACTGTTTTGAGGCAATTTCCAACATCTGTTAGAGTTCATCGAGTTCATAAGTATAGTGATTTCGGAGAGCTAGAAACACTACCACAAGTAGAACTCGGTGTAAGTCATATTCTTGAAAGAGATGATGTAAATGAGTTTCCAACTATTGGAACTGATCTTGGACCACCAATGGAGGCGGGATAATGAGTTTAAGCGAGATACATGGTAATAGACACTATCGAGACCATGTTAGTTTTTCATCAGTAACATTACCTGATGGATCAGTTGATAATGATGCTGTGGCTGCCGGTGCTGCCGTTGAGGCTAGTAAGCTACAACATCAGCATGTTATTCATTACAGTCAGGCAACGGCAGCTGATACAATAACTGATGAATCCAGGGTACTTCATATTTGCCAGGGAGTCGGATCAGTTGAGAGTGTTGAGGTTACGAGTGAGGTAGCACCTGATGCGGATACAGATTTCGTAACTGTTGATGTCAATAGGGTACGTGCTGGAGTTTCACATACCGTTCTCACTGGTGATATTACCTATAATAATACAAACGCTAAGGCTGGAGCTGGTGGTGATGTTGACGGTAATTATGGTATTGTTGAGGGTACTATTGACGGCGATTACGACGACCTGGCCGACAATGACATTATTGAAATTGATGTGACTCACACTGATAATGGTGGTACTAATGCCTCAGGGATTTGTGTTAATATTGCTATCCGGGAAGCTGCATGAGCCTATTAAAGCCACTTCCTGGCGACGATCCTAGTCGATCCACTCGTGTTTTCGGTGGATATACTGATGCTGTTGCTGATTTAAGGAAACGGCAGCAGGAGTCATCTTTTAATTTACAGCATACAGAGGAGTTTCAAAAGGGTGCTGTAATAAAGATTAGGAATAGTGCAGCTGCTAATGTCCCTTGGTATGGTGTATTACAGCTCGGTAATCCTAGAATGTTACCGGCAGTGAATGAGGTAGGGTTCAAGGAGCAATGCTATCTTAATGGTACTGCTCCTAATGGATATATTGAGGACCAAATCGGTATAGCTCAGGAACCTATTAACACGGAGGTAGTTGGTGAGGTAGTAGTCTGTGGGATTACACAGTGTAGAGTCTATGTTGAGAATGAAGCTGCAATGGACTACGAGTATGCAGTTACTATCGCTGGGGATGTTACTAGGCTGAAAGCAGCATCAATTGGTCGAATTAAAATCCTCTGGAAGGAGAATGCCATTGGTAATGTTTGGGCGATTATACAGATAGGATTTTCTAGTACTATCGCCATTAGGAGATTTGAACTTAAATATGATCTTGCTCCGGGTGAAACTAAGGAAGCCTACGAACTCGATGATGATGGTGTTGATACAGGAGTGGAGTTCGAGGTCACTGACCACTGGGGGATTCATCGAGGGAGAGCGAGGGGTAAGTATGATTCCCCTAATAACCAAGGTTCCCGTGGATATACTATCCAGATGCCTGATAATAATGAGTGGGAAATTTGGGTGATGCAGCCTAGTGCATTGAAGGTACGAGGAAATCTATATGCCGCTGTCACTGGTGGAGCATTTCAGATAGATGGTATTGACATTATGCAACCTATTGGAGGGCTCATCACTGATGAAGCTGAAGTAACATATAATGCTGGTTTATTGGATGTTACTAATCCATTTAGTATGGAGGGTGATGAAGATGGTCAGTGTGTTGCTGACTGGAATGAATCCACTGGTTGGGAGGCAACGCAAATGGAGTGTCCAACACTATGAGTGGCTATCCGTGTTGCTGTGGAGCGAAGTGCTATGCCTGTAAGGTTACTGGTGAAGAGAATGCACCCGCACAGTTTCAGGTAGCGATCGCTGGTATAGTAGTTGATGAATGTGCTGACTGTGATGATCTAAATGATACTTATATCACTACGTTTACTGGCACTGAATATCCACACGTTTGCTACTGGGAGTATCAACTTGATAATCCTATCTGTGGAATGAATCTACTGACAGTACGAGCATGGTGGAGTATTCCAGCGGGAGCATATGCACTAAATGCACGTCTCCATGATCTCTGGGATTTCAATTTTATTACTTGGCATAAAGAGTATGCTAGTCGTATTGATTGCATGAATCTTAATGGTGAGTCGCTTCCATTTCTTAATCAAATACAGGTTATTGATCAGTGCGATGGATCAGCGGCGACTTGTCTTATTACAGCAATTTAATGGACTGCATACTCATACAACAGCCCGATGGTACTTATCGCTGCAAGCGCTGCGGTTGGACCCACTACCAACTAGCTAAGAGAAATTGCCCGAAGGCACCTTCGCGTGGGTTAGGAGATACTATTGCGAAGGTTACTAAGTTCTTCGGGATTAAGCCTTGTAGAGGATGCAAGAAGAGGCAGAAAAGACTGAATGAGCTAGTACCGTATTAGCCCCTTATATCCTCGAATACACGTTCAGCGCATTGAATTATCTTCACCCATGCTGCACGGCTTTGCTTAGTATACTTAAAACTATCTTTCCTTAAAGTTTCTAGTTCAGGTAGACCCAATACCTTACAACACGCTGGACATATATCTATAGTATCTGCACCATAGAAAGCCATTCCCCTTCCCGCGCCACCGCCAATAGTATTAGTGTAGAAGCGATTACAAATATCACATCGTTTTGCGTTCATGGTATATTCTCCTGAGAGTTATCTATTCGTCCTCATTAACTGGTGTACTCATCCAATTACCTACATGATTCAATGTGATACACTGACAGAAATCAGTAAGTTTCGCTTCGATTACAGTTTCAACATAGTTGCACTCGTATTCAGGATTTACCATGATTCACTCCTCTACTAACCTCTTAATTTTCTCCCAATACCACCCCATAAACCATCTATACCGCATATTATTAAGTCCTCGCAGCGAGGGATAGGGATTCGATGAACTGGCTCCTCCCGCTAAGAAAACCTTACGACCTTCCTGGTATTCTTTAGTGTCTTCGGGTTCAACTGAGTTACTCTGTGACGTGTCATTATTACTCTCCCGAGGTTCCATATCCTTCTCATATTTCGCTGCCACATTATCACAAAGTTTTTGAATCTCAGCTAAATTACTAGCATCATTATAGCTAATACCAGTTAATTCCTCAAGATTCACTATGCAGCCACATGGACATTTATACTCCGTTATATCACAGGTTGGTGCATAGTACACATTATCCTCTGTATGTCCACACTTTGGACAAGTGACAGTAATGAAATAGCGATCACCCATTATTTTCTATCTCCTGCTTTAACTCATGCAAATAGTTCAACGCCATAACACTAGCCCTCATTACCTCAACTAACTCATCCTTCCATGTTTTAGGTATCACTTTCTTCTTCGCCTTCTTGCAAAGAGAACTAGTGTGTGTATTGATATTCCGAAGGCTAGTTTGAACTAGGTTCAGGAGGGAATTTACGTCGCTCATTTATAAAACCTGATAGTGAAAGTTCATCTTTCAGTGGACAACTTGAGAAGCATAGGATTCCAGTAGCGGCATCCCAGACTCGGTAATTGTATCGGTATTGGGATAAATCCGGTAATGTGCGGGCCATAAGTGTAAAGCAAATTAGCTTAGCTGGTACCAGGAAGGCACTTTCAACTGATTGTAAATGCTGAATCAATGCTGGTGTTGCAATGCAATCTCTATTAACTAACTGCACACCCTTATAAGATGTCAGATACCCGATAGCCATTATGTATCCGACAAGTTCTTCAGTTGTGCAATCTCCTGGATGCTGAAGCCGACGTAGAAGCTCTGTTCTTGAATTTTCTTGCTGAGGGGTAATAGGCATTAGTTACTCCGTTTCTGTGATTGTAGTAGTAACTTCCATGCACCCTGGGGTACTGGAGAAAGTCGTTGGCTCCCATCTTGGTTTACAGGCAACCAACCGCACGCCTTAGTCCACTCGAAGTGATACTTCCGACTGCGGTACATGATTTCAACTGGCTCATTCCCGATACATAGGAATCCATTTTTAATTGGTATGCAAGGCATTGGGTACCTTAATTTCCGCAGCAGGTATTGTTAGTTCTTCGTGACAGGCTGGGCAAATAGATAGCTCTAATAGCCCTTGCTTACGTACTTCAGGGGAATCCTTTGGTAAGCAATCACTGCACCCGCAAACATCACAGATGAGAGTAACCCATCCCATTATTTCCCTCCCGCCGCTTCGGCGGCTTTCGGCTGACCTCCGCACTCCAAGCGATCCATGTTACAGCCCCAACACGGTGATTGGCCTGCGTTGATTTCCGCCCAGATCAGCGGACCTGCAATCCGATCGTCAAGCGTACACGACCTGGGCACGTACCCTTGTTCAATCATCATCTTCTTACCAATAGGTCCCTCGAACATTAGTTCTCCTCCCCCGCCGCTTCTGCGGTCTGGCATAATCGTTGCGCTTGCACCAGTAGCGTTTTGAAAGCTGTCGGACGCCCGAATTGAAACTCTCTGATCTCAAAGGAAAGGTCCCTGCAAAATGTCCGTATCCCCTCATGCAACCGCTTGATCTCGGCTTGCTGCTCCCCAAACATTCTAGCTAATTCATATGCCTCACCTTCCCATAGAACCTCTGACTCTGGATATGTTCGGCATACGCGAACTGTAGTATGAACATCTTCTATCCATATCCAACTCGCTACTCTTTCCCTATGAGAGATACAATCTCCAGGGAAAGGTTGCTTAATACGTAAGCAATGTTCAACTGTTGACATAGTTCACTACCTTATAATTACGAGGAATTCTCGACGCTGGCAATTCAGAAAGGACAGGAACCGGAAGGAAAACCGCGATATGGTTCCGGTCCCCGCCCGTATCGGGGGTACATTGACATTATATACACTGCCACCATGTAAATCAACCCCCCTGCTGGACGAAATTTTTCGATAATTTTTTCTCCTTCGGGTTGACCCAGATCACCCACTCTGCTATAATTACCGTGGATGCCCAAAATCCGCAAATTGCCCAGATTAACAGCGATGAGAAAAAGGGGATTTAGTCGAAAAAGGTAATGAAGTGTGAATATGTCAGAAGTATTATCGAGTGTGGAGAAGTTGTGTTTATATTGTGATAAGCGATATGAAGTGCAAATCACTCTTCATGAAGCTGAACATATTATTGCATGTTATAAAGCCTATCATCCACCTGACAAAACGATATGGTTAAAGTATCAACTCATGGAACTAGGTTGTTTCCTCGTGAACTGTGAACCACTAGTGGAAACATATGATATTGATGAGTTAGACGAGTTATCTTGTGAAATTCTACTAACACTAACTCCTCTAACTTATAGGTTTGCTCCCGGTTCAGATCGTAGGAGATATGGGAGGGACCCTGGTTCCTCTAGTGAGCAATACAATGGTGATGCTTTTACTGAGATTGGAGAATAATGTCACTTTGGCATCCATATAAGATTCCTATTGTTGCACTCGCTGGCGAACCGAACTCCGGGAAGACTATCTGGGGGCTTACAGTTGATCCTAACTGCTTTAACTTCGATGTTAAGCCGACTACTCTCGTTTGGGATACTGAGGGTTCAAGTCTACCATATACTGACTATCTTAACTTCGATCGAGTTGATCTAACTGAAGCAGCTTTCAAGTTGCATGGTAGTAACTACTCTTCCCTCAATATATTTGAGATTTGGAAGAAGAAAGCTAGTGGTGTAAAACCTGGTCAATATTCAGTTTGTATGCTTGATACAGTATCAGAAATAGAAGATGGACTAGTATCCTATGTCTTAGCGCATCCCGGTGCATTTGGTCACACTGCTGGCCAATTTGCTAAAATGGCTGGTCTTATGTGGGGGGCAGTGAAGGCTGAATGGAAGCGACTCATTATGATACTATCTCAGAAGTGTGAGACTGTTATTCTCACTCAACATATGAAATCTGAGTTCAAGGGAACTAAGCCCACTGGTCGTCGTCTACCTCGTGGGAAGGAAACTATTCTTCGGGTTGCTACATTATACCTTACCCTTTCTCGGAAAGCTATCCCTGGTGCTAGCAACCAACCAACATATCCTTCTGGTATTTATGGTAAGGGACGACTAATTGGGGTTAATTACTCCACTGGTGAAGTTCAACAGCTCCTTCCACCCCACATTCCAAACGCTAGTCCTGCTGGTATTAGAGAGTATTTAAGGGCTCCACCAGACTTCACTAACCTGAAACCAGAAGAGCGTGCTGTACCTGAACAAGTTTTATCTGATGATGATAAACTTGCTGTTAAAGCAGGTATTGCTTCCGATGAAGCTGCTCGTGCTGAGGCTGATTTAGCGAGAGTTGAATTAGAGAAGGAGATAAAAGTGGATGAAGTGGAAACACAGGAATGGGATGCTAAAGCACTGAAAAAGAAACTACTATTAAATGTTTCGCTTCCAGAGGCGAGAGCTATCCTTCAAGCGCGATATAATGTTACTAAAATATCTGAGCTTACATTTAATCAAGCTACAGATTTAGTAAATCATATTGCCACCTTGGGAAAATAACACAGTGGCCTAAGCTCCTCAGGCCACTAATTAAACAATATGGGGAGAAAGTTGTTTTGCGGGTAGCACTAGAAACACTTGGCTATCCTGCAATTTTAATCCATACTCATAGTGAGTTGGGTAAGGTCAGTCAGTTTCTTAGGAGGAACTACTATGGCGAATGCGTTCGATCTAGGTTACCCAGAGGAGCAAGTTGACTTCTCTGTGGCGTTTCAGAGTGAAGAGCAGGTAACCGCTCCCGAGTACCCACTTGAGGGTATTTATCATGTTGTTGTTGGGCCAGTTGATTCTTCAGGACAGAAGTTTCCTGGTGCAGTTTTCTTCGACCTCGAAATCCTTACAGGTAATGTTGATGGTCAGGGAGGGAAAATCGTCCAACATGCTATCTGGCCGATTAAGGATGATGCGAAGAGTCTAGAGAAAGCTAAGCTTCAGTGGCAGAAGACAGTTC